TAATAGCTTGAAAAATTTACTATTAAATATTTTATTTAGATTCTCTATATCATTTTCATTTTTTGATGAAAGGCTAGGAGTTTTAGATAATAAATAATCTGTTTTTTGATCCACAGCACCAGCAAATTTATTATCTACAATTTTATTATTAGTTAAATTAGCTGCTACAACTAAATTCCCATCTTGTCCTATCACTTTTCTAACTCTATTTAAAATATCATGTTTACCTTTATAATAATTATCTCCTAATTGCATATTTTTTAATTCTGAACTAGCTAAGAAGTTTCTTATTATTAGCTCTAATTCTTTTATAGGTACTCCATTCATATCTCTTTTTCTCCTAAACAAGTTTTTTATAAACTCAAACATACTTTACTCCCTTATAGATTCCAATTGTATCCATCACTTGCCATTTTTTCGGCAACACCAGTTAAAGCATCTGGTCCATCATCATGCTTGTTTTTTCCTTCCTTTTGATAAGAAATAATATCCTTTGCAAATTCACTCCATTTATTTTTCCAATCAATAGGCATATAGATATTTGTATTAACCCAGGCACTATTTGATAATATTCTTGCTATCTTATTTCCAGATTGATGGAACCATTTAACAACTGTCTTATAATTTCCCTTATCTCTTGTTATTCTCTCAACATTTCTTGCAAATGCTCTACCTCCGTTATTGCTTTCTATATCTGCAATATTTACATTAAATTTCTTATATGCTTCTGCAACCATAGGCTCTATTATTTCCATAGCTTCTTTGGTATAGATAATATCTAGTATATAAGCACTATCCTTGCAATCTGCATAAATGATATTACATAAAAAATCATCTCCAGTGTCAGCTGTATCACAATAGGCAGATATTTTAACAATCTTTTCTTTTGGTAAATCTACATAAGTTTTAAATTCATTGTATAATCTACCCTTTATGTCTATTGGCTCTTGTTGATAATTGGCATATACAATTTCTTTTGCCATATTCTTAGTTTTAAACTCAAAATCTTCTAATGATAATGTCCCTTCATCTAAAGGTGTTCCATCATCATTAATAGCTTTATAATTTATATGAACCACATCATCATAATTAGATAAAATAAAACCAGCTAGGTCATTACTTGCCCACCTGGTCATTATGATTATTAATTTAAAACCTTTTTCTGTTCTTGATAACATAGTATTAGTAAACCAATCAATATGCTTTTCAAGGACATTAGAGTTATACGCTTCTTCAGAGTTTTTTATTAAGTCATCTATAACTATTAAATCTGCTCCAAATCCTGTTGCAGTTCCTGTTGGAGATGTTGCTAAATAGTTTGCGACTTGACTTCCTTCCAAAGCCCACTTATTCATTGATGCTTCTCCATACTTTATTTTAGTATCTGGGAATATATCTCTATAAACTGTTACTCCTTGTGTCTGTTCTGTTGCTATCATATCTCTTACTTGCTTAGCAAATGTAGAAGAAAGAGTTTCATTATATGATCCTGTCATAATTTTTAATTTGTTATTTCTTCCTAACAACCACTGAACAAATAAAGTTGCTGTGTAAGATTTACCAAATCTTGGAGGCATATTAATAACTAATATCTTTTTATTAGAATCAATAAAACTTTGTAACTGATTACATAAATCTTTTAAATATTCTTTTTTATCATTGTAAAAGTCTTTTTTACCTAGTAATTTACAATAATACCAAAAATCTCTCCTAGATAATTCTTTTTTAGCTTCTAATTTTATTAATTCTTTATCATAAGTCATTATATATTCTCCTTATTTTTTACTAAAAAAATCACATATTTTTACTACCAAATATGATGTTATGATACTAATTAAAATTATTCTTAACATTTTCATTCTCCTTTGATACAATGTATATTATTAAAAAAATTTTGAGGTGATAATATGTTAGATCAACAAACAATTACAACTATACTTATCTCAGGTGCAACAACATTAACTGTAAAAGCAGCTTCGGTTGGTATTGTTAATAGTTTAGTTGACTTATGGAATGGTGCAATTGGTCATTGTATCCATTCATGGTCTGAGAAAAGGAGATTGATTATGGAAGAAAAATTTATTCCTTCAGTAGCTGAAAAAATTTCTAAAATTCCTGATGAAAATCTCCAAGAACCTAAAATGAGTATATTAGGTCCAACTTTAGAATCTTCTAAATTTTATATTGAAGAAGAGGAAATAAGAGAAATGTTCTCAAATCTTATAGCTGCTTCAATGGATTCTACTTATAATGGCATAGTTCAACATTCATTTGTTGAAATTATTAAACAATTAAGTTCTTATGACGCTAAATTTTTATCTGCAATTCAAAATTGTATCCAAAGCTATGACCTAAAAAAAAATCGAACTATCTTTCAAAGAACTTTTTGCATAATGCCTGATTTTTTAGATTTTGAAAAAAACTCAATCGCTATTACCAATTTACATAGGTTAGGTATATTAGATTTGATCCAGTATCTTCAATTAAATGAATTTTCACAAAAAGACTTTATTATAAATAGTCAAATTATATCTGACTTAAAAAAAGAAAGTGATTTTTCTATGCAACCACATACATATGTTTTAAGTCCATTAGGAATAAACTTTAAAAAAGTTTGTATTAAAGACACTTTATAATGAGTGTCTTTAATTTTTTATTATTTCTTTTAATTCATCTGTAGTAAGTCCATTAAATGGATTAGAGTTTATATTGCCATTTACCTCAACCTTTTGAGTATACTCTCCATCCATTTTATTTAATATATCTAATGCCTTCAGTCTATCAGTGTCTTTAACAGCTCCATCTTTTATCATACTTGTTAGGAACTCTCTTCTCTCTATTGCTGTCATAATCCTATTACCTTTTGCTTTTTCTTGTAGTTCCTCAATATATTTCTTTATGTTGGCTTTTGTTAAGTTTTCACTTCCAATAAACCTAGCATTCTTTTCTTTATATCCAGCTTTTATTGCAGCATCAGTAGCATTTCCACTAGCCACATAAAACTCACAGAAAGATTTTTGCCTTGCATTTAACTTCAATGCTACTTCACCTCCAGTTTATAAATAAAAAAAGAGAACTTATTAGGTTCTCTAATTGCTATTTAATATATTTTCTATATAATTCTCAAACCAATTATATTTTTGTAAAATATGCCCTATTCTTTTTAAGACCTCATCATAATCCAAAGAAATTTTACCACTTTTATTATCAATAACATCTCTTATTTTTTCTTTATATTTATTTATTTCACCTTCAATAAATAATTTTATATTTTTTATATATTCCCTTTCTACATTTTCTCCACTATATTTATTTCCTATTTGAGTTAGATAAAATATATTTAAATAACTTTCTTTATCATAATCTTCTAAAATTAATTTATTATTAACAAAACAAGGAATTTTTTTTATAATTTCCTTATCTATACAAATTCTGATATATTTAGCTTTAACACTTTCTAGTAAATATGCTTTATTAGCAGCTTCTCCAAACATTCCCTCACTATCATTCCAAATTTTTCCATAAGCTATCCCACCTCTAAAAATTATTTTTTCATTCAATAATTCAATTGTTAATTTTCCAATATCAATTAAAATATCTTGAATAACTTCTTTGGATGCCTTATCTTCTATATCTATTTCTTTATAAATAATAAAACAACAATCTGATAAAACAAAAATTTTTCTAGAAATATTTTTATTGTAAGGATAATTCATTGCTTTTATTTTTTCTTTAAATATCATATTAGATTTAAATAGCTTGTCAAAATCATTTGCCGATTCTTTACTTCCTAATAAATCTAAAAAAATTACAATTGCATTTTGATAATCTTTTTCACTAGGAGGTTCAAATTTTTCATCTCCAGATATTGAAGCTAAATATTTAAATTTTTCTTTTCTATTTAACTTATTATTTTTTATATTTTCAATAGTTTGTTTATGTCTATTAAGCTCATTTAAATAGTTTGTTTCTTTAATTCTTAAAAATTCAAAATCACAATCTTTTTTTAAAATAGAGTATTTATATGATTCTATTGCTTTTTCAAAAAAATGAATTGCCTGTATGTAGTCACCTCTTACAGCTAGATTCTTTGCAATTCCAGCATCTAATATTCCTGTTTCTCCCCAAGTCTTTATTATGATTTTATAAATTTTATCTGCCATATCATATTGTTTATTTCTTTTGCATTCTATGCCTAAATTATAAAAACTATAATAATCTTCTTTTATTTTAATACTAGGATAATATAAATATTTTTTTTGACTGTCATTCATTTCTAACTCCCCCTTTTTTTACTAAATTATATTATTATATTATATAACTTTTTTTTAAATAAAAAAGACTTTTTTACAAGAAGTCAATAACTTGTCTCTTTTGGGGGAGAGAATTATAAATCTGTTTAAACTTTCGTATATTAACATTATATAATAAAAAATAGGGAATGAACAGGGAGCAAAACGGTAAAATTTTAAAAATCTTCTAAAATTTCTTTAGGAAATAAATATAGTGTTAAACTATCAATTAGTCTATTTCTATGACTTCTATAAGTTTTTTCTGTGATATCCAGTTCTTCACAAATATCTTCAACAGAATAATTTTCAAAATATTTTAATTCTATTATTCTATAATACTTATCTTTTTTTATAAAATCTAAAGCATTTTCAGTCTTTAAAATTCTATTTTCATATATCAATATTTCTTCATTGATCCTATCTTTTATATCCTCTTTCTTTTCTATATCTGGTTTATAATCAACATAACCAACAGGTTTAGTAGAATCAACATTTATTCTTTTTACTATGTCTATATGATTTAATTGTTCTCTTAAAGAATCTAACATCTTTTGAAAGTTTTTATAATTTTTCAAAATAACTTCCACTTTTCTATATGGAGGATTTATATTCTTAAAATCTTTTATTTTACTGTCTAATTTATCATCTATGATTTTACATATTTCTTCTCTGTTCACTATCTACTCCTTATTCTGAAATTTCTTCAACTTCTACTATTACACCTTTAAACTCTTTTTGCTTTTCCAGTGTTATAGATTTTACATATTTATCTGTATCATCATTAATTACTTTACATTTCACTAAAGCATCTTCTATCATTTTAAATAAATAAGCATGATTAGATACATCTAGCCCACTGTTAAAAGACATCTTTATTGATACTTCTCTTTCAAAAGTTTTTTGTATTCCTATGATACTCCTTACAAGAGTAGCTATATAATTTTTATCTTTGGAACGAACATTCCAATGAACTCCTGAGTATATTTTATTTAGTCCCCAATCTTTACTTGTAATTTCTAATGGTATTTTAAATATACTTTTCATTTATGCAACCTCTCCTTCTTCCTTTTCAATATTAGGTAAAATACCATTTTCCTTTAAAAGGTTATATAAAAATATTCTACCTTTTTGTATCCAGTACATATGTGTCTTGCTATCTATTGTTCCATCTGTCTTAGTATATGGATTAACTTTTGTTTGAGTATATCCATA